TAGTTTGGAACTGTTACAAATCTTCTTGTCCTATATCAGGAACAAAGAAGGTTAACTTATCTGTGGATGATATTAAGACTGCCAAGTCTGATGTCAAAAAAGATAGTACAGGTTTCACTTTACCTGAGTATGTAGTGCATCACAACCATAGGCGAGAGGTCATAGACTTTTGTGAGTTATGGAATCTAGAATATGATAAGTTGGAGTTGTACTACGACATAAAGGAAAGGAGAGTTGTATTTCCTGTCAAGAAAGATGGATTGATTGTAGATGCAGTTGGTCGGTCTGTGGGATTTCGTCTGCCCAAATGGAAACGATATGGAAATAGTGACTTGCCTTTCACATATGGATGTGGTAAAGTGGCTGTAGTTGTTGAGGATTGTGTAAGTGCATCTGTTGTAGGCAATGGTGTTTATGTAGGGGTAGCTGTGTTGGGAACATCATTAAGCGATTCACACAAGAGATACCTATCACAATTCTCAACTGCTATCATAGCCTTAGACCCTGATGCAATGCCCAAAACACTAGCCTTTGCAAAAGAGTTACGAGGATATGTAAATGACGTAAAAGTATTGAGACTAAAAGATGATTTGAAATATGGAGAAGATGAAGATTTAAACAACTTATACAAACTAACCCCAAAGGAGAACCAACATGGAACTAGCATTACTACGTAGCTTAATGAACAAAGACTTCTATGAAGACCATAGAGGTGCAAGGTGTCCTGATAGGTTATTTAGCAAAGATGCTAGGACTATCAAGCACACAATAGATAAAGCAATGAGAAAGTATAACAGGGATGTAACACCTGATGAACTTGAAGCTCTGTTCTTGTCTAGCAATCCTGCTATGACAACTGCACAGAAACAAGGATACTCTGCATTGTTTAACGATATCAAAAGGCAGAAGCCTATGGGAACAGACATAGCACAGGATGTGTTGTCCAAACTGTTCCAACAAGTTATTGGAGAAGATGTAGCCAATCTTGGCTTTGACTTTGTCAATGGTGTACAGACAAGTATGAAACCTCTACGTGACTTACTAGAGAAGTACAACGATGACTTTACACCTGAGATGAAAATAGAATGGGATGATATCTCATTTGATACTTTGATGGCAAAACAAAGTCAGCAGACTAGATGGTCATTTAATCTGCCTGAGTTAGCTAGGAAGGTAGAAGGTGTGAATGGTGGCTATCTTGTTGAGGTAGGTGCAAGACCTAATACAGGTAAGACTAGCTTCCATGCATCTCTTCTTGTAGGAGATAATGGTTTTGCAAGGCAAGGTGCTAAGTGTGTTGTCTTGTGTAATGAAGAGTCATATGACAGGGTAGGTTTTAGATATCTGACTGCATCTTCAAACATGGATAAGTATCAGATAAAAGATAATCCTGCACAAGCAAGAGATAGGTATAAACAAATATCGCCTAATCTAAAGATAAAAGATGTGACAGGCGAGGATATGTCTTGGGTAGAGAGTATGTGTAAGAGTGTTAATCCTGACGTGGTTGTGATTGACATGGGAGATAAGTTTGCACGTACTGCAGGTTATGCAAGACCTGATGAAGCACTCAAGGCAAATGCAATATATGCAAGACAGATTGCAAAACAATATAATTGTGTTATATTCTATATGTCACAACTCAATGCAGAAGCAGAGGGTAGACAGAGACTTAATCAGGCAATGATGGAAGGCTCACGTACAGGCAAGGCTGCTGAAGCAGACTTGATGATATTGATAGGACAACCTGCAAGTGTTGAAGGTATAGATGAAGAATCAACCATGAGACATTTGAATGTTGTTAAGAACAAAATTACAGGTTGGCATGGCATGATAAACTGCAACATCAACCCACACACAGCGAGGTATAGTGCATGAAATTAACATTAGACGTAGAAAATACAGTAACAAAAAGAGATGGCAGAATGCATCTCGACCCATATGAACCTACCAATAAGTTAGTTATGGTAGGATGTTTGACAGATATAGGCAACGAGTATCTATTTAATATGGATACAGGTGGCACACAGCATATTGACATACAAGACTTGCTTAATAGAGCTACCATACTTATAGGACATAACATAGCGTATGACCTGATGTGGCTATGGGAGTGTGGCTTCAAGTATGAAGGTCCTGTCTTTGATACTATGCTCACAGAGTATATATTACAAAGAGGTATAAAAGAACCTTTGCATCTTAAAGATTGTGCAATGAGATATGACTTAGAGACTAAGAAAGAAGATACACTCAAGGAATACTTTGCCAAGGGTTATGCTACAGACGAGATACCTAGAGGAGAGTTAAGACAGTATCTATCTGCAGACTTACACGCTACACAGCAGTTGTCTGACAGGCAGTATAAGAAACTTAACTCTGTTAAGTATGCTCATCTGATGGACACAGTAATACTTACAAACAAAGTGTGTGTTACTTTAGCAAGGACACACAGGAATGGTTTTAAAGTAGATGGGTCTATGTTAGAGTCTGTAAGAAAAGAGTTTGAGACAGAGAAGCAAGAGATTGAGAAGAGACTATCTTCACAAGTAAGAAATCTGATGGGAGATATGCCTATCAATCTTAACAGTCCTGAACAGATGTCATGGGTTATCTATAGTAGAAAACCTAAAGACAAAGCTATGTGGGGAAATGAGTTTACCCCTCATATGGCTAACGATGATTTTAAAAGAGCAGTCAGAGAAAACTCTGACATTGTATATAAAACAAAAGCTGTTATGTGTAAGACGTGTAATGGCACAGGCAAGATAAGAAAGGTAAGAAAAAATGGTACACCTTACGCTAATACTAATAATTGTATTCATTGCAATACTCAGGGATATATCTTCAATCCCACTACCTCACTAGCAGGACTGAAGTTTAATGCACCAAATGCCAAGTGGGTATCTGCAAATGGTTTTGGTGTATCCAAAGGCAACCTAGATGTATTACAAGGCATGGCAAATAGAGCAGGTATGAAAGATGCTAGTGGTTTCTTACAAGACCTCAAGAGATTGTCTTCATTAGATACATATTTATCTTCTTTCGTTGAAGGTATCAAGACACACGTAAAGTCTGATGGTATGTTACACGTAAGACTATTGCAACACAGAACTGCAACAGGTAGATTTAGTGGAGCAGACCCTAATATGCAGAATATGCCTAGAGGTGGCACGTTTCCTGTGAAGAAGGTGTTTGTATCACGTTGGGAAGGTGGTAAGATTTTAGAAGCTGACTTTGCACAGTTAGAGTTTAGAACTGCTGCCTATTTATCACAAGATAAGGTGGCTATGAATGAGATTAAAACAGGATTTGACGTACATTCTTATACTGCTAAAGTTATATCGGCTTCAGGTCAAAGTACGACTAGGCAAGATGCTAAAGCACATACCTTTGCTCCGTTATATGGTGCGACAGGGTTTGGTAGAACAAAAGCAGAAGCAAAGTATTACCAAGACTTCACAAAGAAGTACAAAGGAATCGCATCATGGCATTCCAGATTGGCTAAAGAAGCTCTAGAAAAGAGAAGTATTACAACCCCATCAGGAAGAGAGTTTAGTTTTCCTGATGTACAAAGGAGAATGAATGGTTCTGTATCTAACTTTACACAGATAAAGAATTATCCTGTGCAGAGTTTTGCAACTGCAGATATAGTTCCATTAGTTCTCACACACATAGAAGACAGGTTAAAGTTATTACAGTCTTGTATCGTGAACACAGTGCATGACTCTATTGTGATTGATGTACATCCTGATGAGATTAACAAAGTTATTTTCATCTTAAAAGGTATCAACGAAGACATGAATACTATTATAAATCAACAGTTTAGAATAGACTTCAATGTACCTTTATTATTAGAAGCAAAAATAGGTGATAATTGGCTTGACACTAAAGACGTTAGCTGATATAACTATGAAACATTTTAACTTTCTGAAAGGAGAATATATATATGACAGAAGCAAACTTAGTAACCATAGATACTAACAATTACGACTCTATGGCAAAGGCTATGGGGATAGCCAATGAGACTAACGTGGTAGAAAAGAAAGCTCCACAGCTACCTAGATTTAGAATTAATCATGCTCCCATTGAAGAGGATGATGAGATTATAGTGAAGGGTGGTACTTATAAATTAGACATCCCTGAAGGACAGGTGTTGTATGGCAAGACTGCCACCATCAGACCTTTCATGCAGAGATATATGTACAAGAGATTTGTAAAGAATATGTCTGCAAAAGCAGGAGAACCTATGGGTACTTATCATAAGACAGTCATGTCTGACAATCTTAATAAAGACCTAAAGGACAATCAAGGTGGATTCAACTGTGGTAAACCTGCAGGTTGGATACAAGACTTTGATGCTCTGCCTGATAAAACTAAAGACCTTATCAAGCAGATTAAACGTGTGCGTGTAGTGTTTGGTTTAGTAGACCTACATGATGCTGTTGATGTTAATGGTAATAGTGTTGAGTTTGAAACTACTCCATTCATATGGGAGATAGATAATAGAGAAGCATTCAAAACTATTGGTGCTAACTTTACAAAACTTGCAAAGCAAAAGTGTTTACCTGTTCAGCATACTATAGCTCTAGCTACTGAACCTAGAAAGCTACCTAATGGTAGTAAGTTCTATTTACCTACAAGCACGTTAAACTTGTCAGAGAAGATAAACCTGTCAGATAAAGACCAAGTTATGTTTGGAGACTTTCTAGCTTGGGTAGAGAACTATAATCAATATATAGTTTCTGAGTGGAATGAACAGGCTTCTCAAAAATCCATTGATGAAGATATGTCTACTGCAGTAAGCGACATAGTAGATGCAGAGGACAACTTCATAGAAGTGGAAAACGCATAGTGCGAAGTAACAATCCCTTTGCAGTGCATGGTATTAACTACTTGTCACCTAGTAGCATCAACACATACATTAATGATAATGCTTTGTGGGTTGCTAGGTATTTGTTTGGTGTTAAATCATCTAGTGGTGCTAGTGCTGTAAGGGGTATTGCTACTGAGTCTGCTTTAGCAGACAAGTATGAAAAGAAAACCTTTGACTTTAAGTATTTAGATATGCACTTCATGTCTCTGTGTGCTGAATCAGGTATTGATTTGGGAGATACAAAGACAGCTAAAGAAAAAAAGTTATTAGAGGGTTTTGGTAAAGTCATTGACGAGAACTTTGACTATGAAAATCTTGAAGCATACCAAGAAAAAGTCTCAGTTCAACTTGATGAATTACCTGTGCCTATTATAGGATATATTGACTTCAGATTTCCTGATAAAATAGTTGACTTGAAGACAACCACAAGGATGCCTACAAGACCTACTGAAGCACAGAAAAGACAGATGGCATTATATTCTATGGCATATCCTAAGAGTAGTGTAGACTTGTTCTTTGCAAGTCCTAAAGAACATAAGAAGTTTACACTAAAAAACTTATCTGTATATAAGAAGCAACTTGTTAAGGTAGCTTTAGGTATACAAAAGTTTTTGTCTGTCAGTGATGACAAGCATGAGATAGCTTCTCTTACATATCCTAACCTAGACTCTTGGTTGTGGACAGGTATGAAAGATGAAGCAAATAAAATATGGAGTTTGAAATAATGACTGATTCTAAAAAGATAGAAGACCTACAAAAGGATATTGAGACTATGGAAAAAGAGTTATCTGAAGCTAAAAAGACTCTTCGTGAAATGAGAACCAAAGGTTTAAGGGAAGCTATGGAAGCTAAAAAGTTAGCTGACGAAGCTGTGAAAGAAGAAATGAAAGCTCTTGGTGTTTCCTATTCTCATGATTCATACGAGTTTAATCCTTTTACAGGATGGAGAAGGCTACTTTAGTGTCTCCACACAAGATACGCAGAGATGCAATCAAGAATGGGTATAGGAGTGGCTTAGAACATAAGCTCTCCACATACTTAAAAGAAAATAAGTGTAAGTTTTCTTATGAGTCTATTAAAATAGAGTGGGAAGATTTATGTTATCGCACCTATACCCCTGATTTTATATTACACAATGGGATTATAATAGAAACTAAAGGTAGATTCTTAACATTAGATAGAAGAAAACATCTAGCAATTAAGAAACAACATCCAAACTTAGACATTAGATTTGTGTTTGAAAATAGCAGAAAGAAACTTAGAAAAGGTGCGAAGTCATCATATGCAGAATGGTGTATTAAATATGGATTTAGATATTATGATAGAATAATACCTGAAGATTGGTTGAAAGAGAAAGGTAAAAATAAACACCCTAAATTCATACGATTTTCTACAAAAAAGATAAGGAGATGACATGACAAATGATTTTATGATTATAGTTAAACCACACCTTGATGATAAAAATAAGTGGACAGGAGAAGTCACTCTTAAAATGGTGGTAGATAAAGCTAATCAACTTGATGATGATGATTTCTATTCTATGATTAGCTTTACTAAACAGATATGTGCTTCTGTTCCTTTGATGGAAGACAATAAAATATTTAGAGAAGAGACACAGAGACTAGCTGATAAATATTTATCTCATGAAGAGTTAACACAGGGCATAGATAGGTTGACTAAGATTAAAGAACGTGATAATGTTATACACGTCAACTTTAAACCTGACAGAGACTTACAATGAGACATTTGGAGTATATGAAAAAGAAATTTAAAGAACTAGAAGAAAAATCAAAGGAGCAAAAAGTGAAATATTTATCAGGTGTAAAAAAACAAGCACAAGAACAATCAGACCATAAACAAACTATGGATATGGTTAATCATCCACCCCACTATAATAAAGCAGGGATAGAAACTATAGATGCTATTAGAGCTATGACTGATGATGGGTTTGAGTATTACCTACAAGGTAACATCATGAAGTATCTTTGGAGATATAGATACAAGAATGGTGTAGAAGATTTGAAGAAAGCACAATGGTATCTTACAGAACTAATAGATGTGGTTGAAAAAGATGCGAGTTAAGATTATGATGACACTGCTAATTGACCCTGAAGATTATGCAGTACCTGCCGATGGCAAAGTAGACGAAGAGATGGAAGAATACATCAATGAGACTTTTCACGAGATAGAAGGAGTGAAAGTTAAGAGTATAAAAATAGTAACAGAGGAGACTTAAATGCAAAACTATTTACCAACTGATTATCAAAATTTTATAGCTCTTTCTAGATATGCAAGATGGAAAGACGATGAGCAAAGACGAGAGACTTGGGCAGAAACTGTGGACAGATATATGGATTACATGACTGACCACTTAAAAACTAAATATAATTATGACCTTACGTATGCTCTCAATGAAAAACTATTTGACTCTATAACATCTCTCGGTGTTATGCCTAGTATGAGAGCATTAATGACTGCAGGTGTAGCGTTAGATAGATGTCATGTAGCAGGGTATAACTGTAGCTATATACCTGTGGATAGTCCACGTAGCTTTGATGAATGTATGTATATACTTATGTGTGGCACAGGTGTAGGTTTTTCTGTAGAAAGAGAGAACGTAGATAAGTTACCTGTGGTAAACGAACACTTTGAGAAGTCATCTACTGTTATAAAGGTTGGTGACAGTAGACCCGGATGGTCAAGAGCATTACGTGAGTTAATATCTTTATTATATGCAGGACAGATACCTACATGGGATGTGTCAGAAGTACGACCTGCAGGTGCTAGACTAAAAACTTTTGGTGGTAGAGCATCAGGACCTGCTCCTCTCATAGACCTGTTTAAGTTTTGTATACAGAAGTTTGAAGGTGCAAAAGGCAGAAGATTATTTCCTGTTGAGTGTCATGATATTATGTGTAAGATAGGAGAAGTTGTGGTTGTTGGTGGTGTAAGACGTTCTGCTCTTATATCCTTGTCTAACTTAGGAGATGACCAAATGCGTCATGCTAAATCAGGACAATGGTGGGAGAATGAAGGACAAAGAGCATTGGCTAATAACTCTGTAGCATTCAAAGGTAAACCTGAGATGGGTACATTTATGAGAGAATGGACATCATTATACGAATCTAAATCAGGTGAGCGTGGTATCTTTAATCGTAAGGCAGCCAAAGTAAAAGCATCAGAGAATGGTAGACGTGAGATTGACCATGAGTTTGGTTGTAATCCATGTAGTGAGATTATACTTAGACCTTATCAGTTTTGTAATCTTACAGAAGTTGTTGCACGTGAAACAGACGATATAGTATCACTAAAAAATAAGGTTCGTATGGCTACTATACTAGGAACATTTCAATCTACACTTACCGACTTCAAATATTTACGTAGAGTATGGAAGTCTAATACAGAAGAAGAAAGATTGTTAGGTGTATCCTTGACAGGTATACTTGACTGCCCTGTTCTATCACCTGATAACAGTAATTTAGCTTTTAACTTACAACTTCTAAAAGAAGTAGCAGTAGAGACAAACAAAAAGATTTCTAAAGATTTAGGTATACCACAGTCTACTGCAATCACTTGTGTGAAGCCTAGTGGCACAGTATCTCAACTAGTAGATAGTGCATCAGGCATACACGCAAGACATAATCCTTTCTACATTAGAACTGTACGTGGCGATAACAAAGACCCACT